AACATAGATCAGAAAACTGGTATGTTTTAAAAGGGCAATGTAAAATTCAAACTGAGTGGGAAGGTAGAGCCGATACACAAACACTACACACAAACAGGTCATACACTATTTCTAAAAATGTATGGCACAAAGGAGTAAACGAATCAACAGAACCTTGTCATATACTTGAAGTACAATATGGCGACAAATGTGTTGAGGAAGATATAGAACGCAGATGACACAAAAAATTTATGTAGGTTATGACACAAGAGAAGATATTGCATGGCAAGTTTGCAAACATAGTATTGAAGTTAATTCTCCAACAGCAGTTGTTGAACCACTTAAACTTGCAGAACTAAGAGAACACGGTTGGTACTGGAGAGATGTAGATAAGTTAGGATCAACTGAATTTACATTTAGTAGATTTTTAATTCCAGAACTAATGAACTTCCAAGGCTGGGCATTGTTTTGCGATAGCGATATTGTGTTTTTAGAAAATGTAAAAAACTTATTTGATCAAGCAGATGACAAATATGCAGTTATGTGTGCAAAGCATGACTACACACCTAAACCTGGAATCAAGATGGATGGCCAAACACAAACTGTTTATCCACGTAAGAATTGGTCAAGCGTTGTGTTATTCAACTGTGGGCATCCAAGTAATCAAGCACTTACTACAGAGTTAGTTAACAATCCTGAAACCACAGGCAAGTACTTGCATAGATTTAGTTGGCTAAAAGACGAAGAAATAGGAACACTAAGCCATGAGTGGAATTGGCTTGTTGGCTGGTATGAAGAACCGCAAGACGGGACTCCAAGAGCATTACACTATACAGAAGGTGGACCGTGGTTTGAAAACTATAGACACTGTGCGTATGGAGATGTCTGGAAAAAGTTTCTCACAGATATGATGTACTCAAATGACGATTGAAGAAAAAGTTAAAGACTGGGCATTCGGCCAATTATCAAAAGTAAGCGAACAGTTTAATAATCTACCGCCATGCCCGTACGCCAAGGCAACATTTGTAAATGATATGGTTTCGTTTGTAGAATCAGATTATAGAGATTTTTTAGATACAGTTACGAAAGAAATTTTTAGTTTTACAGGCGAAAAAGATGTTGTCATTGTATATTCAAAACAAAATCCATTTGGTTTAGATTATCTTGAAGGTGCTGTAGAAGGTTTAAATTTCATGCTTTCTCAATTAAAGAAAGACATTTGGTTGTTAGGATTTCATCATGAATGGACAATGATTTTTATACAGAAGATAACCAAACTGGACGATGCCAGTATTGACTTAGAACAAAAGGGGTATTACAATAATTATAATAAAGACCAGTTTGACCATTATGTTGCAAAAAGAAGAAAATTGAGAAACAGATTATGATACTCCCAGAAACATATATTACAGATGCAAACGATGCTATTGTCGGAGACTTTACTACTTCATTTGATAAAGTAACAGCGACAGGCTTTAAAGAATTGCAGAAAATAGAAAATAAAATACCTGTAGTAGTTAGGGGTATGACCGAACGTAAGGTAATTCATTTATGTGAGCAACAAAAAAGAGATTACTATTATATCGATACAGGCTACATGGGAAATTTATCTAAACGCAAAGACTTTCATAGAGTTGTAAAGAACAATGTACAAAATATGAGTCCAAGATATGATTTACCTGAGGATAGGTTTTTAAAAATTCCAGGCGCAGAAAAGAATATAAGATTTAAAGGTTGGTTAAAAAATGACGGACCTATTCTTGTTGTAACACCGAGTGCAAAACCTTGTAACTTTTATGATGTTGACAGAGACAAGTGGGTGTATGACACTGTACACGAAATACAAAAACATACAGATAGAGAAATCATTATTCGAGATAAAGGCTCACGTAGAGAGCGCCTTGGCGACAACAGTGTACCTGCACAATTAGTTAGAGATAATATTTTTTGTCTTGTAACGTACAATAGTATCGCGGCAACTGAAGCAATTAGCACAGGTGTTCCTGCTATTGCACTTGCACCCGGAGCGGCAAACGAACTATGCACTAAAAAAATTAGTCAAATAGAAACACCATACTATCCAGACGAAGAAGTAGTAGTACGTTGGCAAAACTGGTTAGCCTATTGTAATTACACAACAACGGAACTACGAAACGGAACAGCATTAGGTATCATCGAGGAGTTAGAATTATGTTAACAGTTGCGTCTTACATGAAGGTAATTCCTCCTGGTAATTCAAATCCTGAAAAGCCTGCACTATTAAAAAATTATATTGAAGGTGTTAACAAATTTGGAGACACGGGTGTAATCATTAATACGTTTCATCCAATGGACACTGACGTTGCAGTTATCCAGGGGTTTGTTCATGCTAACAGTAAACAAACACCACACCTTAAATTAAGAAGAATGATCTACGAAAATCAATTAAGAAGAAAAAAACGTTGTGTTATTGTAGACAGTAACTTATTTCTTGCCTATGATAAAAACAACAGCAAAACATATTTGCGATATAGTTTCGATGGTATATTTGCTAACACAGGTGAGTATTGTAATTCGCCCGAACACGTAGATCCTAAAAGGTGGCATCAACTAAAACAAGACTTAGGGATTCAAGTTAAGCCTTGGAAGAAAAGAACAGATGGACATATTCTTATTGCTTGTCAACGTGACGGTGGTTGGAGTATGCAAGGACAAAACGTATTACAATGGCTTGAAAAAACAGTTGCAATGATTAGAAAAGAAATTGATTCTCCTATACTTGTAAGATTTCATCCAGGAGATAAACAACGTGATATATATCCGCAAAAGATTAGAGGTATGGGTCTTGATGTAATTACAAGCACTTCTAAAAGTTTGTTTGATGATTTACAAAATGCAAGAGCATTAGTTGGACACAATAGTAGTCCAAGTATTATTGCCGCCATTGAAGGGATTCCAGTCTTCTTAACTGATGCAGGAAGAAGTCAGGCCAAGGAAGTCGCTAACACAAACTTCAAATATCTGACTGACCCTCAAGAGTTTGATAGAGGCCCTTGGCTTGAAAAATTAGCAATGTGTCATTGGAAACTTGACGAATTAAAAAGCGGAGAGTGCTGGGCACATATGAGAAAGTTTGTATGAAGAAATATGCAGTAGAAATAAAAGTTGGTGATGAAATACAAGTTGGGCGTTTTCGTAATGTATCAACTAAGATAAAAGATATTGAAATAGATGAACATGGACAACCTGTACTTGTTACTTCAAAAGGTAAAAAGAAACTGTTTAGTTGCCGTTTACATAAACTTGATCCAGGCACGTTGACACCAAAAGAAATTATGGAAAGAAAAAAGAAATGACTTGTGTAATATGTAAAAAAGCGTTTGACAAATCGTGCAGTTGGGGTCCTTGTAAAATTGCAAATCAAAGGACATCTAAATGAAAATTCTTGTTGTAACAACCTTTCACAAAGAAGGAATGGAAGAATACGGACAGAGATTTATGGACACGTTCTCACAAAACGTAGATCCTAAGATTGACTTACGTGTGTATGCAGAAAATTGTACACCAACTGTTAATGATCCGTATGATAGAATAGGTGTTTGGAGTGCTGAAACAGCATTAGACAAACTCCAAAAGTTTAAATCTAAATGGAAAGATGTTCCTAAAGCAAATGGAATTTGTCCTCCTGAAATTAAAGCAAAGCGTCCAAGAGATTGGCACAAGAAGTTTAAGTGGGACGCAATACGTTTTGCTAATAAAGTATATGCTGTATTTGATGCTTGTCAAGACAAACAATACGACTTGGTAGTATGGATGGATGCTGATACAGTTTGCCATAGTCCTATTAATTATGAAAAGTTTGCAAGTTTCTTTCCTACAAACACGTGGTTATCATACTTGGGTAGAGGACACAAATGGCCCGAGTGTGGCTTTTATGGGTTGCATACTAACACACTATCTGCACAGGAATTCTTAAGAGAGTTTGAACGTGTTTATGAAGATGCTGACAATGGTATTTTCAAAATGGAAGAATGGCACGATAGTTATGTGTTTGATCAAGTACTAAAAGGTATTAGACAGACACATTCGAACATACACGACCTTAGTGGTCATCTTGTTAAAGGTGAAGGACATCCACTTATCAATACAGAACTTGGTGCGTACTTTGATCATCTAAAAGGTGATCGTAAATCAGAAGGTATGAGTCGCAAGAAAGATTTATTCACAGTACGTCATGAAGACTACTGGAGAACTGTTAAGTGAAGTTTAGTTTATTCACAGACAACGGAGCATTAAACTCTAAACCTGTATTCGAAGCGTTTGCTCAAGGTTGTGGCCAACTCGGTCACGAAGTTGTATACAATTCAATTGATGCTGATGTTGCTGTAATATGGAGTGTGCTATGGCACGGAAGAATGTCTGCTAATCAAAAAGTATGGCAGGAATTTAAAGCAAGTAATAAACCTATTATTGTATTAGAAGTAGGAGCATTACATAGAAACATAATGTGGAAGGTAGGCATAAATGGGATCAATAGAGATGCTAATTTTGGCGATAGTGACAATGATAGTAGTAGGGCTGACCAACTCGGATTAAAATTAAGACCTTGGACTGATAACCAAGACGGACATATTTTGATTTGTACACAACATGATAAGAGTGAACAATGGAACGGTATGCCAAGTATTAGTAATTGGGTTTTAAAAGTAATTGAGCATATACGATCACAAACAGATAGAAAAATTATTGTTCGTCCTCATCCAAGATGTAAGTTGACAGGTATAGATCATGAGTACCCTAATGTGGTATTACAAAGACCTCAACACATTGATGGTACATATGATGATTTTGATTTAGATTTATCAAATACATATGCTGTTGTGAATTGGTCAAGTAACCCTGCAATCCAAGCAGTAGTTGAAGGTGTGCCTGTTTTTGTTAGTCCACATAGCCTATGTCACAGTGTTGGCAATTCAATTTCCGGCGATTATAATAATCCAAACAAGCCTGATAGACAGCAATGGCTTAATGATTTGGCATACACAGAATGGAGTGTGCCAGAAATATCTCAAGGAATTCCACTAAAACACTTGACTTCTTTCTTATAGTATAGTATAATACTTTAAATTAGAGGAAAGTCTTATGTCTAAACATGAATATACAATTGAAGATTGTCTTGAATTCTTAATCGGAGTATCAACTCTGCCTGGTATTCATTGGAACAATATGAAGTTTAAACTCTTTCCAGAAAATCAAAAAGTCTTATACAGTATTGGCTCACAAGTCTTTAGAGGCAAAGCATTAACACAAAAACAACATGAGTTAGTAAAGAAACTTATGGTTGATCTTTACGTTGACCAATTTGAATCACATGGTATTGACATATACAAACATCTTGATAAAATTAGAGCACCGTATAGAGAAGTTGACAAAAGTCATTGGGTCAAGTGTATAAAACAACTTGATGTAACATATATTGCTATTCGATTTCCATTTAGCAATCAAGTAATTGAGCATATCAATGATCTTAAACAACATCAAACAAGAGACTCAGAATATTTTTATGACAAGCACGTTCATTATTTTCAATGGAATGAAATCAATGTTTACAACGTAATGAATATTGCAAACAAGTTTAAAGAAAAGTTTGATATAGATCAAGATGTACAAGACTACTACAATGAAATTGTTGAGTTTGATATGTCTAAAGAATCAATTATACCTGGAGTTAGAAACAATACATTTGTAAACATTCCGGAAGACTTACGCAAATATTTAGAACAAACCTTTCCTAATGTTGAAGAAAATATTGTAAGCATTTGGGATAAAAGACGACTATACGGATTACACACATTTGATAATATTAATACAACAAACTACAGTGTATTGGGTCGTAAACTATTAGACAGGACTACTGCTAATTTAATTGTTAGATCAGATGTATGGTCAATTGATCAAGTATTGAGTGCGTTAAATGAAATTGATAGATTCCCTATTGTTATTGCATTAGACTCTGACAATCATCCTTTTGATCATTTAACAACTGTGTACAATGCAGTAAAAGGATTTGTTGACCATAAGAATATTTCCGTTATGTTTAGATTGGATAATAAAAATAACGAGGAATTTAACCAATTCATCCAGACCAAGGGATTAAATAATAGTATAGACGATAACACTAAAATTGTTATTGTCAATAGAAAGAAAATAACAAAGCCTATTATTAAGTCCCAATGGAAACCTTTCTGTATGCTTACTTTTGGACAAAGTCGAGGATACGGGAGTGTCTTTTCTACTTACATTGAGCAGTTTGATTTAAAAATTTATTATACAAAAGAGGATAGTATTATTTCTCAATACACAAGACCTAAAGAAAGTTATAAGGAAGGTGTAACAACATTATGATGTGTAAAATCGTTATACATGATGAAGTAAACTTAAAGGTAGAAGGGTTGCCTGTTGATGTTCGTAGAAAGATTGCGAACAAACTAAAATTCCAAGTACCTTATGCTCGTTATCTTCCACAATATAAATTAGGTCGCTGGGACGGAACTGTTGGCTTTTTTGGATTGGGCGGAAGTGGTTATATTAATCACTTAGATGTTATACTTCAAGTATTACACGAACAGGGTGTTGAAGTTGGTGACATCGAAGACAACAGAACAAAACATAATCTTAAATTTAGTAAGATAGATAAAAATTATTTTGCAAGTCGTAGTTGGCCTAAAGGACATCCAGCAGAAGGCGAGCCAATTATTTTACGTGACTATCAAGTTGAAACTGTTAACAACTTTTTAGAAAATCCTCAAGCACTACAAGAAGTAGCAACTGGTGCAGGTAAAACAATTATTACAGCAGTGCTATCACACGTAACAGAAAAGTTAGGTAGAACACTTGTTGTTGTTCCTAATAAGAGTCTTGTAACACAGACAGAAGAAGACTATGTAAACTGTGGATTAGACGTGGGTGTTTATTTTGGCGACAGAAAAGAATTAGGTAGAACACATACTATCTGTACTTGGCAAAGTCTAAACATTCTTGATAAGAAAAGTAAAAACTATGATGATGTATTGTCACTTGCAGAGTTTTTAGAAGGTGTTGAAACAATTATTATTGATGAGGTACATCAAGCAAAAGCAGACGTACTAAAAAGATTACTAACACAAAATTTAAAAAATGCTCCTATACGTTGGGGACTAACAGGTACTATACCTAAAGAACAATTTGAGTTTCAAAGTATATTAGCAAGTATTGGTCCTGTTATAGGAAACATTAGTGCAAAAGAATTACAAGACAAAGGTGTGTTATCACAATGTCATGTAAACATTGTACAATTGATGGACACAGTTGAACACAGAGATTATCAATCAGAACTAAAGTATCTTGTAACAAACAAAGATAGAATAGATTACATTGGTAAGTTAGCAAAAAATATTTCACAAACAGGTAATACACTAATACTTGTTGATAGAATTTCAGCAGGAGAACAACTATTAGAACTATTACCAGATTCAGTTTTTATCAAAGGCGATGTTAAATTAGTTGATAGAAAAGATGCATATGATGGGATCAAGGAAGGCACTAATAAGGTTATTATTGCTACATATGGCGTTGCGGCCGTAGGTATTAATATTCCTCGTATCTTTAATCTTGTGTTATTAGAACCAGGCAAATCATTCGTAAGAGTAATACAATCAATAGGCAGAGGCATTAGAAAGGCAAAAGACAAAGACTTTGTACAAATTTGGGATCTTACATCTACTTGTAAGTACGCCAAGCGTCATTTAACGCAACGTAAAAAGTTTTACAAAGAAGCAGAGTATCCATTCACTTTAGAAAAAGTGGATTGGCAATCATAAAGGATAACAATGAATATATTAACATTAGATAACAACGCCTTTTCACTTAACAATTTGCCTGAACAAATTGAAGAAGATATTAGGTTCAGTGTATTAGATAACAGCAATCCACAAGAACCAGATTTCTTTTTTATTCCACTAATCTTTTTAGAAAGTTTTAGTTCACCGGCGATTGTTATGGAAATTAATGGGCATGAAATAAGTATGCCGTTGGATTGGCATATTGCTGTCGGTGACAGCGAAAGCGGAAATGATTTAGAAATACTTCCGTTAACAAGTATTAATGATAGAGGATTCGAAGCGTTTGTTTTTAATCCATTAAAAAGTTACAAGCCAGATTTTGCAACGTTGAAAGTTATTAATTTTTATAATGATGTAAAATGGCACGTACCTAAAACTAAAAACGGACAACTACTTTCTGTACCAATTACAGAAGGGCATAATCCACTGTGTGCATTTTTTATTAAGGATATTAGTAGACAAATTGAAACTATTGATTATGGAGAATTGTTTTAATGACAAAGTTAGTTTCAGATCATTATGCTAAACAACTTAGTCAATTACACAAAGTAAGAGAGTCGTTTGGTGATAGTGGACGTTACAAACATATTGATCAATGGTTAGCAAATAATAAATGTCAAAGTTTATTAGACTACGGTTGTGGCAAAGGAAATGTTTTTAAAAATATACAAAAACGATTTCCACAATTAGATTGTAGAGGCTACGATCCAGGAGTTCCAGAATATGCTGTTATGCCTGAAATACCTGCAGAATTAGTAATCTGTACAGACGTATTAGAACACATTGAACCTGAACTACTTGACAATGTACTACAACACATCGAGTCACTTACACTTAAATCTGCTTATCTTATTATTGATACAAAACCAGCAAGTAAGACTTTGCCAGATGGTAGAAACGCACACTTGATTATTGAGAATCAAGAATGGTGGACAAACAAAATAGAAACTGTAACAAATTTTAAAATTAAAACTAATTTATTTTGGAAAGGTAGAAGGGTATCAATGGAGTGTGTTAAATGATTGAACCAATTAATATTTCACCACAGTTAGTTTACAAAACACATTGTCCTTTAGACTTAACTGAAGTTGCACAAAGAAGTTCTAAACTTTTAGACACAATTCATGACGAAGGTGAAGTAGAACAAGATGGTGGAATTACAAGCACAGGACATCTTGATGCACCCCACCTATGGCCTGAAATGTCTGTACTCAATAAATGGTTACGTGTTAGAGCAGAACAAGTTTTAAATGAGTGGGACTTAAATTTTAATACTTTTGGTGTAACAAAGAGTTGGGTAAACAGTCATTATCATGGTGCTTGGACTGACAGTCATGATCACGGAGATGCACATTTAGTTTGTAGTGTGTACATTCAACAACCAGACAATGGTGGCAATTTAGAATTTGAAAATAGTGATAGACAACTATTTGCAGGTTATCCAAGGTTTGCACAGAATAAATCTAAGTTACATAATTACTTTACAGAAGTAGAAGTGAAGCAAGGAGATGTTGTTTTCTTTCCTGGTTGGCTAAGTCATCGAAGCCAAAAGAACAATAGCAATGAAAGGCGAATAGTAATGGGCATGAATTGGCATTGTGCATTACAACGTCCACCTCAAGTAGACAACGCACACATAGAGAAAAATGTTTAGTATTTGGAAAAAACCTACAACAATTACATTAGACTGCTTTACTGATCAACGAGTAATTCATGATGCATATGAACCTGTACTTGCTAAAGATTGGATGCCCGATTGGTGGAAGAAGATGCCTGCAACAAGAAAGTTTGACAGTCATTCTTATCAAGGGTTAGACAATGCTACACTCAAACGTTGTCCACACGTTAACCAATTACTAACAACCGGCGTATTATTTCCTGCCTGGATGCAATTAAAAATTAAAACGTTTGACACAACAGATCATGCAATGGTGCAGACGTATCCAGAGAACAGTCCTATTATACCTCATGACCCACAAGACTATGCACACCACAAACCAAATATGTGGCATGGTAAAGTTATGAGTCCTTGGCAAATTCAAGACAAGAGCGGAATAGACTGGATATGGACAAGTCCGCAATGGCATCAGGACAATCCATTAAAGTATTGGACTGTTCCAGCAATTAGTGAATTCAAATATCAACACGCAACTATTGTTAACCTAATGGTTCCATTTAATACAGAACTTACAATAGAACCAGGTGATCCTTGGTTGCATCTCATACCATTAACTGACAAACGTATAAAACTAAACTGTCATCTTGTTACTACACAAGAACTTAATAAGTTGAATAGTTTAATGATGGGTGTTGGCAGTTATGCAAAGTTTATTAAACGTATGAAGAGGAAAGGTAAATGACAATGAAAGCAGGTAAGATATGGGGGCAAACAGAATTAATTCATGCAAACGGTGTTCTTGAATTTCATCGCATTGAATTTAAAAAAGGTTTCAAGTGTTCAGAACATGAACACAAATATAAGTGGAATGGATTCTTTGTTGAATCGGGCAAGATGCTTGTCCGTGTTTGGCAAGATGACCAAGAAGGATTAGTTGATGAAACTATTCTTGGTCCTGGTGAGTTTACCCAAGTAAAGCCGGGTAAGGTTCATCAATTTGAAGGCGTCGAAGACGGCATTGCCTTTGAACTGTATTGGGCAGAATTTAATCACGATGACATCGTGCGTAGAACTGTTGGTACAAAAGTTAAGAAGTAAAAAGAAGGAGGAACTTTATGTTCACAAAAATGTTAGAAGGTGTAGACAAGGCCCTTGTAAGAAATCTTGTAATACTACACACACTTGTAATTGCAGTTAGTAATTACTTAGTAACAATTCGATTTAATGTATTCCCTGGTGCTGACTTGCCATTGTTTGGTGAGTTTCCTTTAGCGGCGGCGGCATTTACATTTCCGATCGTAGTTGTTGCAACCGACTTGACAGTTAGACTTGTAGGTAAAGAAGCAGGTCGTGCTGTTGTTGCATTGGCAATTATTCCGGCGATTGTTGCTTCGGTGCTTGTATTATTAGCACTTGGTGATGAACACGCATACAGAGTAGGTATTGCCAGTGGTACTGCATATGCAGTAGGTACAATGCTTGATGTCTATGTATTCCAACACATTCGTGAAAGGTATACAGAAGCATGGTGGGCGGCCCCAGCGTTATCAACTATTGTGGCTAACATCATTGACACTTATACATTCTTTTACACAGCATTTTATCCGCAACCGTGGGTAGGACCTGTAGCGTTTAACAATACGCTTACAAAGATTGTAGTAGGATTGCTTGTATTCCTGCCAGCATATGGAGTGTTATTGGCTTATCTTAGAAACAAGGTAAAAAAATCCTAACGCACAATGACTAAGATATACGAGTCCCCAGACGGAGGTAAAACAATTTATGAACGTGATACCAAAACTGGGGACCGTATTTGCATTGAAAAACCAAAATATCCAGACTGGCATTTGGACGAAATAGAAATAAGTGAAATAGTAGATTATGCAAATGAAGGAAATAAGTCTTTACAAATCCAACTAAAGAAGTTAAAATTAATGTATAATCTAATAAAAGAAAGTAATTGGTAATGAGAGACCCGAATAGAATTTTTGAAATAGAAAAACCATTTCCAGATTGGATGGTGAAGTATATTGAAGATCAAACACACGATGTTGATTGGAAGTTTGTTCATGTGCCAGAAGAAGACGAAGTAGGCAACAACTACAGAACACCTGCACTGTTTACTAACGTAATGTACTGTACACAAAGTGGTATACTTGATGACTGGAAAGAACTAAGCAAAATGCTACACACAGCATTAACTATGGATATCATTCCAAAATATATTCCAGATGCACAAGTTAATATGATTACCAGAACAAGAATGAATGGAACAGTCAAAGGTGTATATTATGGTCCGCACAATGACGTAGCAAATGGACAACCAGGACTATGGACGTTTGTTTATTATGTAAATGATGCAGACGGTGATACTATTTTCTTTTCAGATGAAGGACAGACTGAAATGAAAAGAACAAAATACAAAAAGGGAAATGCAGTTTTATTTCCTGCACATTATTGGCATACTATGGACGTGACAAATGTTCCGTTACGTGTTAGTATAGGAATGACATATTCAATAGAGACAAAATTAAATGCAGAATAAATTACCTTTAAAAGACATACTTGCGGCAATCGATATGGGTGCAAAAAATGTTTGGGACGAACTATCCGATGATGAACGCAAACAGATTTCATTCTATCTATTGAATAGGTATGCAAGTGTAGTCAAAGGTAAACGTGAAGCACAAGAACTTGCAGTGTTTAAAACAAACGAGTATTATAACAAAAACTATTTTACTATTGCTAAACATCAAAAGTTGCTATGGCAACTACTTTGTATGACAGCAAGTGCCGAAAAGAAAATACAATATCATGAGTGGATCGGATATAAAAAGAAAGGTGCTAACACAAGTAAGTTAGGTAAGGAACTTGAAAAGATTTTTCCTAATATGAAAACTGACGAAATTCAAATGTTAGTACAACTTAACAAAAAGAAAGACGTAGAAAGATTTATAGAGGAATATAATGGCGGCAATTAAAGGCGGAAGACTTTTTACATTTGGTTGTAGTTTGACAAGATATCATTGGCCGACTTGGGCAGATATCCTTGGTAAAAGTTATCATGAGTTTTATAACTGGGCAAATAGAGGTGCAGGTAATCAACAAATTTTAGAACGGTTCTCTGAATGTATTGCTTCACAAACACTAACAAGTGACGACACACTTATTGTACAGTGGACTGACATACACAGGTTTGATCAGCATACATGGGATCCTACATTGCCTGAAAGTTGGTATCCTGGAGGAAATATATTTACAGATACTGGTGCTGATCCAATGAAGGGATTTATCATGAACAAGTTATGGAATGAAAAAAGTTTTGAACTACATTCTTTAAACTTTATTCATGCAGGAGTGGCGTTAGCAAGAACTACAAAGTGTAGAGTCATTATGTTGTTTGCTAATGATTTACGTCCTGAGATTAAACAGTTTCCAGGTTATAATAAAATATTCATGAACAACTATTGGGTTGATCAAGACTTGTACGGATACGTTGTACAAAGACATGATATGCGTTTAAGTTTTGTAGGAGCAAGAATGGGCGACTTAGGAACAGAGCCAACTATGGATTATCATCCTACTCCTATGATGTACTATCATTTTTTACAAGAAAGAATTGCTCCAAGAATTAATTTACAGATTGATAGAAAGTTTGCAGAAAAAATGCAAAAGGCATTAGAGCAAACTTCACACTATACTAAAATTGGCGATGCAATTAGAGACGCAGGATACGATCCTAATAAACATTATGTAAGAGGTTACTAATGGATAAGCAATACGTTTGTCAATATTGTAACACAGGTTACACAAGAGAAAAGACTCTTGCTGTACATATGTGCGAACAAAAAAGACGAGCATTACAAAAAGACGAGAAGCACGTTAAGTTAGGCTTTTATGCATTTGTAAGATTTTATCAACTATGTCAAAACTTACAAGGTACAAAAACTTATGAAGAATTTTGTAAGTCGCCATACTATAATGCATTTGTTAAGTTTGGTAGTTTTATTAGTAATGTTAAACCGTTATATCCAGAAAAATATATTGACTATGTAGTTACAAGCGGAGTCAAACTTGACCATTGGTGTAGAGACGAACTGTATGAAAAGTATGCACTTGAACTTATTAAAAAAGAAGGTGTTGAAACAGCAGTAGAACGCTCTATTAAAACTATGATGGATTGGGCTGATGCAAATAATGCCCTGTGGCATCATTATTTTAAATATGCCAGTCTTAACAGAATAACTCAAAATTTAAAAGACGGAAAGATTAGTCCGTGGTTAGTATTGAATTCAAAAAGTGGCAAAGAGATGTTAGCCAAATTCAGTGATGAACAATTAGAAATAGTTTATCCTGTAGTTGATCCACAACACTGGGCATTGAGGTTTAAACGTAGTCCAGCAGATGTAGAACTGGTTAAAGAAATTGCTCAAAAGGCAAACTTGTGATTGACTTTTGTCAAATAATAAATTATAATATTACATATGGATTATAGAATTTACTCAAATCATATTGGTGCAGACGGAGAAAGTGTAGATAGAATCTACGGAGAATCTGCAAGTGGCGGACATATGACTTTGGTTAATCGAGACTACACAGAGTATAAAGGTAACATACACAAAAGAGCAATCACTTGTAAAGGTATTGACGGTGAAAAATTTAGAAGTCATGTTTATGTTACAGATGACGAAAGGTGGTTTGACAGAGCCGGGCAACCGATTAGCAAACCTACAAACTTAGTAAGCGACAAAGATGCCTGATATTGATATAGACTTTGCAGACAGAGATATAGTACTTGATACACTTAAACATCGAGTAGCAAAACTTGACACTGGAAAGAAACACAACACAGGAATATACGCAACAGAGATTCCACACAATCCAGTTGATAACCTTTCAACATTAGATTACGAAACAGCAGAAGAAAGAGGATACTTTAAACTTGATTTTCTTAATGTTTCGATATATAAAGATATACGAGACGAACAGCATCTCGTAAACCTCATGTCAAAGGAACCATTATGGGACTTACTCACTCACAAAGAATTCAGCGAACAATTATTTCACGTAGGAGAACACAGTTCTATACTCAAAAAGATGAAACCCAAGAGTATAGAACAACTGGCGGCAGTACTGGCGATTATCAGACCCGCGAAGAGGAATTTACTTGGACAACCGTGGGACACGGTGATGAAGGAAGTTTGGACGAAACCTAAGGACGGAAGTTACTATTTTAAGAAAGCACACGCAGTTGCATACGCACACGCGATTGTAGTTCATATGAATCTAATTTGTGAAAAACTTACTTAGGCTTTTTAATCAACTGTACTGATCTACGCTTTACACGTTTAATAGATAAATTCTTTAAATTTACTGTTGGACCGTGAATTATCTTAACATCTTTACTGTTCATATTAACCATACAATATCTAAATGGTTCCATCTCGTGACGCAAAAAGATGTTGATCGGAATCATTCTATTTGACTCCCACCACCATATGTCTCCCAACTCTAAAAACTTATTGCGATGCTCGTCATTGACCAGTTCATTTAAACTGTACATAGTTGTTATAAAACTATCCTGATTATTTACAATTCCCACATATTCTTGGCCACCGTAGGTTACTACGCTTAAAAAGGGGAATTTTTCTTCTATATCTTTTCTTAACATGGTCTCTTTATTAAATAAATATGTGTAAGGGATTATAAAATTATGCAACTTACACCCAGATATTTAGTCAAGTACAAAACCAATCTTGTGGCAGATTTGGCTACGGGTAAAACAACGGAGTATAGACAAGTGTACGCAAAAAACTTAAAAGTATATAAAGGAATAGACAATGTCTTAACCTTTGAAATTAAAAACAACGACCAGAAACCTATTAGTATATTAAATGTGTACACACCAAAGTTTGTTGCATACGATGAAAGTAAAACACAGATCTTAGATAAGACTGGAACTATTTTAGAAACAGCAACTCCGAATTACAAAGGACAGTTTACAGTAACAGTGTCAGACGGCGACTTGTTAAACGTTAAAGATCAATACTTGTCCTATGCTGTTTATCTTGTTAAAAATTCAGACTCAAGTAAAGTAGTTACATATGCAGATGCACACTTTGGTATGTCTGGAACTATAGAAGTATACAGTGAAGCGTTCCCTGGACCAAAAGAAAGTTACAGTGTTACAACATTTACAGAAACTGAAACAGATACATTTGTAAGTGAATACACCCATGCTGATCCTGCACTTAATGGAAACACTGCACTACACACTGTGGCATTATATGGCAGTTCAGACTTTGACGGGACTGTAACTATTCAAGGTAGTTTAGAAAATCAAAATCCTGCAAATTGGGTTGACATAACTTCAAGCACTATTAGTAACCCAACAGAACCAAAACACTTAAACTTCAATGGTGTGTTCAATTTTATTAGAACAAAGTACACCAAAACATCTGGAAGTATTGATAAAGTTCTCATCCGAAATTAGTTGACTTTTCTTGACACTTATACTATAATAGTAGTATGAGCATCGTACAAGAAACACTTAATCTACACTTACCTTCGAAACGTAAAACCACTCCCAGTGGTTGGACAAGTTTCAATGCGCCTTGTTGTATTCATAACGGTGACTCAGCAGACAAAAGACAACGTGGCGGATTAATATCAAATGGTGATGGTGGTGTAAGTTATCATTGTTTCAATTGCGGATTCAAAGCAAGTTGGCAACCAGGCAGACAGTTAAGTTATAAAATGCGTAAATTGTTTGAATGGCTTGGAGCACCAGATGACACAGTTACTAAACTTGCCTTGCAGTGTTTACAGATTGCAGAGACAGGCGAGTCGTCAATACAAGTTGAACTTCCAAAATTTGAAACAAAAAACTTGCCGTCAGGTGCAAGAAAATTAGATCAATGGGACGATTGGCAAGCATTAGAATCAACAGGTATGGATAATAATCTTGTAAAGATATATGAGTATCTAAAATCAAGAGAACTATACTTAGACGATTATCCGTTTCATTGGACACCAGAACTTGGCTTTCGAGATAGAATTATTATACCATTCTATCACAAAGGCGAAGTAGTAGGATATACCGCACGTAGAATCAAGGACGGTAATCCAAAGTATCTTAGTGATCAACAACCTGGGTATGTATTCAATCTTGATGCTCAAAACTATGAACGTTTATATACCATTGTAGTTGAAGGTCCATTTGATGCTATTGCTGTAGAGGGCGTAGCCTTGCTTGGTAGTGAAATCAAAGATCAACAGGCTATGCTTCTCAACAGTTTAAATACTACGAAGATCATTGTTCCAGATCGTGATGAAGCAGGAAGTAAATTAATCGATCAAGCAATTGAACTTGGTTGGTCTGTTAGTATGCCCGAATGGGATCCCGATGTGAAAGATGTTAATGATGCAGTTTTGAAATATGGAAAAATATTTACACTGCACTCAATTATCACCAACAGTGAAAGCAACGAATTAAAAATTCGATTACGGAGTAAGAAATGGTTTGGTTAAAAAACTTGTGGCTTAAAATTACAAAGCCATATAGAGAATGGAGAGAAAAGAGACGTTTGCAAAAACGAATCGAGGAACTTAAAAAAAGAGATCCTTTTATATACAAGTAAATGTTTATGTCAGAATTTAAAGAAGGTATTTTTAATCTATTAAAAAGACTTATAGGTGGTAGCAGTTTAACACTTGCTATCGTTTACACACTTGGTCACATTGTGATTGCAATGATTTGCAACAACTTAATCACAGGTGCTTCTTTTGAATTAGCGGCACTGGACGCAGTAATAGAACCTATTATCAACGGTGTATGGTTCTTTGTATTACACAAAGTTTGGAAAAAGTATAAAGGTTTAGAATAATGATATATTGGGGAATGGTAGGCAACAGTCACGATGCAAGTTTAGCAGTATTCAAAGACGGCGAACTTAAATGGGCGGCACTTGCAAAAGACTTTAGTGGAGTAGCAAACGATCCACATTTTAGTTGGACTATGCTAAGTGTAGCAAGAGAACTATATGGAGAACCAGATAGAATTGCTTGGTATGAAAAACCATTCTTAAAAAGTCTACGTCAATTAGGTGCAGGTCAAGGTTGGCTGTTTGGCGAAAATAATATTAAAAAATATTTAAAACAATGGGATATCAAATGTCCAATTGACTATGTAAAACACCATCACAGTCATGCCGCATACGGCTATTACACAAGCGGATTTAAAGATGCAAGTATTATTTGTATTGACAGTATTGGAGAGTATGAAACTCTTACTATGTGGCAAGGCAAAGGAGATCAACTTAAGAAAGTTAGTTCGCAATCATATCCAAATAGTTTAGGGTTATGGTATAGTGCAATGACACAACGGTTAGATGCTACACCAAACAAAGAAGAATATCTTGTAAGTCAAATGGCTAAGAAAGGTGATGCATATAGATACAGACAACTTTTGTTAGACGACTTTTTTGATATTAAATTCAATCCATTATGTAAAATTGAATTCAAAATAAATTGTCACAGAGGCTTACGTTGGTGGAGACCAGAAATTACAGATGACGATTTATTTGATTTGGCCGCAGGTGTTCAGAACGTGTTTGAGGATTTGGTTTTAAGATTAACTACAAGTATGGCAATGAATATGCCAAGCAATAATATTGTTGTAACTGGCGGTTGTGCATTAAACAAAGATGCAATGGACAAAGTAAAACCAAATTGGAATAATATGTGGATACCACCAAACCCTGGAGATCCAGGATCATGTATTGGTGCAGTGTTGGCATTGAACGATGAACGATTAGGAACTATATTGGGTTCGGAAAAGAAACATATTGACTTTGACCCTAAAGTGTGGTATAATAGCAAGTAATAAAAGGATTAATTAATGGCGAAACAAAATAGAGATTATGGTTACGATGTACAGAAGGTGTATCTCGAAATGATGTTGAGCGATGCACAATCTTTTGTGCGTTGTCAAACTATTTTTGATCCGTCTTTATTTGATCGTAAACTACAAGATGCCGCAGACTTTATTACTACATACGTAGGTGATCACAATGCATTGCCTACACAAGATATGGTTAATGCAACTTGTAACACAGATTTAAAAATCCCAACAGGTTTACGTGAAGAACACTATGATTGGTTGTTGCAAGAGTTTGAAACATTTACAAGACACAAAGGACTTGAAAGAGCAATTCTTGAAAGTGCAAACTTACTTGAAGAAGGCAACTATGGTCCTGTAGAAGAAAAAATTAAAAATGCAGTACAAGTAGGATTACAAAAAGACTTAGGTATTGATTACTTTGAAGATCCTAAAGGTAGACTATTAGGATTAAAAGACAACAACGGTCAAGTAAGTACAGGTTGGAAGACACTTGACAAGAAACTATTCGGTGGATTCAACAGAGGTGAACTAAACATCTTTGCAGGTGGATCAGGCGCAGGTAAGTCTTTGTTCCTTGCTAACTTAGGTGTTAACTGGGCAATAAATGGAATGAACGTTGTGTACTTAACATTTGAATTAAGTGAAGCACTTGTAGCAATGAGGGTTGACAGTATGATGACTGATATCCCAACTAAAGAAATTTTTAAAGATCTTGATGGTGTTGAAATGAAAGTTAAACTGATGGGTAAAAAGTCAGGAGCATTTCAAATCAAATATATGCCAAGTGGTAAGAACGCAAACGATATTAGAAGTTTTATTAAAGAGTATGAAATTAAAACAGGTAGAAGAATTGATGTATTGTTAATTGACTACTTAGACTTGATGATGCCTATGAGTAGAAAAGTATCGCCAAGTGATTTGTTTATTAAAGATAAATTTGTATCAGAAGAACTGCGTAACCTTGCAATGGAAACACAAACTATCTTTGTTACAGCATCGCAGTTGAATAGAAGTTCAGTAGAAGAGATTGAGTTTGATCACTCGCACATTAGTGGTGGCTTGAGTAAGATCCAGACAGCAGATAACGTGATTGGTATCTTTACAAGTAGAGCAATGCGTGAACGTGGACGTTATCAAATACAGTTAATGAAAACAAGAAGTTCAAGCGGTGTTGGTAGCAAGATTGATTTAGAGTTTGATATTGATAGTTTACGTATTAGAGATCTTGATGAAGACGAAGATTCATATTCATCAGCACCAATGGGCGGCAGTTCAATTATGAATTCTTTAAAAAGAACAACGACCACAGAAGAAGCAACTGAACAACCAGAACCAGATCAAGGTGCACCAGTTAAGAAAATCCGTGCAGACACTGACAGCACAAAACTAAGACAGTTCTTAGGAAACTTAGGCAATGAGTAATATTAAAATTGTTGATGATGTATTTCCTAATTGGTTACTAACTACAATACAACAAGGTATTAGTAATCTAAAACAATGGGAATACGGTCGTGTTGAAAGTGCATACGAAGGCGAGTTTGAAAACTATTATAACTGTGTACTTTGGCACAAGAACTATCCAGAAGCAGATGATCCATTAAAAGGTTTAAGCAATGTTATAGCAAGTTGCTTTGCACTTGAACTATTACCTAACGGACCTAAAGCATTAGAAGTTTTAAGACTAAACGGAACTACACCAGCAAGTAAACAATTTCCACATAGAGATTGTGATATGAAATTAGATGATGTAAAGAATACTATGAGTGTAGTTTGGTATCCATTTGATAGCAATGGTGATTTACGTTTTTGGGAATCACAAGTAGACTTGGAGAAACCATCTGAGGTAGTTGAATATAAATGCAATCGTGCAATTATATTTCCAAGTCACATACCACACGCAGGAATAAGTCCTACAGATTGGCCAATGAGAGTTAGTGTTAACTCTGTTTGGCACTTACAATAAATCTTGGAAAAACTACATTTACTAAAACTCTTGGCACAAAAACTACCTCTGCGACAGACGCCTTAAATGTATGAAAATCACCCCTAAATGGCTCTTATTTGCCTCTTTAATTAAAATATGGTGTAATGTATAGCGGAAGAGGGTTTTATGCGACTAACGGCGTTTTAACCGCTTTTAAGACACCTATTAAGTGCGTAGTTTAAATATGCATATGCAAGACTTTATTAGAGTTTGGGACAACGTATTATCCCCGGAATACTGCCAAGAAGTAATTGATTACTATCATCAGCAAGAAGGTACACGTATCCTTACACGACAAACAGCAAACGAATCTGCTCCTAAAATGAATAAGGACGGTTCGATGCTATACGACGAAGGAGAAACGGGTACGTTTGCTCTTAGCATGAACAAACTACTGCAACCGTATTATCACGCTATGCAGGATTGTGTAAATGATTACATATCAGAATTTGGTATATTTGAAAACGTAAACCCAATTCAAATATCACATTCAATTAAAATACAGCACACACGACCAAGCGAAGGTTATCATATATGGCACTGTGAACACGCAAGTAGAGACACAGGTCAACGTGCTATATTGGCTATGGCTTATTTGAATACCGTTGATGAAGGTGGTGAAACAGAGTTCTTGTATCAGTCAAAGAGAATACCAGCGACACAAGGTAGCATTATGTTTTGCCCTGCGGGTTATACACATACCCACAGAGGCAATCCTCCACTAAGTGGTGACAAATATGCTATCACCACTTGGTTAGAGTTTACTCATTAAGATAAGTTATTAGTAGACTTAGGACTGTAATGTCCAAGTATGCGTCCAGTGTTTGGACCATTCTTTACCACGTAACCAGAAGTACCACCACCGTTGATGTTGACCTCATTGCGGGATCTCCACAACTCCATTTCCTTCTTTTTGCGATTTTGTTGCTCTGCGTACTGCTTGAGCATGAATGAATGTCTATCCATTGTTTCCACCTTTCCGTTTTATAAGTTAGGTGCGTTCCTTCGGCATTGCGCCTACTTCCATACTAATGTACGAACGTATTAGTATTTAGCATAGCAGGTATGTGTTTTGAGTATATTACCCTTGTTCAAGATCGTTCAAATGTGCTTGTTTATCTTTTTCGTGTAGGATGCCTTCGCCAAACACACCAACAAACTGTGTGCCTGCTGATCCTTTGACTTGGAACTCAATGTCTGTGCATTCATCATATATAAAC